CAGGCTTACGCATTTTCTCTTTAGAACCAGCTTCAATCCGTTCACGCTTGGCGTGGATGTTGGCGTACAAACCTTGTTTCATGTTCTATCCCAAATAAAGTTGTAAAAATTACACTTTTCATGTGAATGCGATTTAATCATAAGTCTTCCCATCCCAGCCTTCATCAAACTCACGCTGACGCTCTTTGCGTTCTTGGTAAGCATCAAGTAAGGCTGCTTTCTGTTGGTCAACAATGTAAGAGCCATCAGGCTCTGGCATCAAGCCAGCACGAGGAGCATCGTATTGGAAGTCATTTCTCATTTGGTTTCGCCTTTGAGTAGTAGTGGGTGGTTTTACGATCCATGCTTTTGGCAACAGCAAAACTGTTCATCGATGCCTTTTCAGACCTAGTAAACAGTGTCGGCTGTTTGGATGCCCAATCAAATGGACTTGGTTTTGTAGATTTCATGTAACTCCTTCAGGGTTCTTTTGCTTGCAATTTCCATCGCTACGGCCAAAGCAGCAACAATACCAGCCTCTAGGTCTTCTGGGTGCAACAATGGCTCCAGGCGGTCTGTGGCTTGGACTATCAGCTCGTAAGCTAATTCATTTTCAGTGATGTAGGGGTGGCTCATATGGTGAGCCTAACAAAAAATAAACAATAAACAACTGGGGAAAACCCCTATGTTTTTTTTGGAAAATGCAGGTTACAGTCACTTCCCTTGCTTAACGAAAGGAATTCAATGAACACGCAAGCTCTTACTAAGGTCCGCGAACTCTTTTGTGTTGATGGTGTGCCAGAACACATACAGCGACACAACTGCCGTCAATGGGTCAAATCAATCCGCCGCCTGGGTGACAAGTGGCTTCTGGCAAAGAAAGTACAAAAAGTATGACCGTAATCAAAACAACTTTTGTCGGGAAAAGTCCATTCAAGGAAAAGATGGTCGCAGTAGATGTGTCTACCATCAAGGTCACATCCGACAAGCCAAAGAAACGCAGACCAATCCACTGCAAATACGACACTCTTTTTGAGCAACTTGAAGTTGGTAAGTCACTGTCCTGCTTGCCAACTGATTGCGACAAGGTTGGTCAAGCACTGCGTGACTACATCCGCCGTAACGGGTTGGACTGGGTTGTCAAGGTGCAGAGCAGCTACAACAAAACATCAGGCCGTGTATTCGTACTTGCAAAGGAAAAGAAATGAAAGACTTTTTGGAACAAGCTAAAGAAGACCTGCATGGCGTGGTCTATTGCCCATATTGCATGGAGCCTCGTAACGACAAACGTTCTTGCTGTGGTGAGAACCACTTCATAGAATTCCAAGACTTTGATGACGATACGCAAAAGCAGATCATCCAAGACGAATATGACTCAGCCAACTGGAAGTAATGTATGTCAATTGAAAAACTCCTCCAGACCAATGTAAACGGTCATACAGAAAAGAAGAACAACCTGACATACCTGTCATGGGCATGGGCTTGGGCAGAGGCTTTAAAGGCCGATCCTGCGGCTTCCTACAAGGTCGAAACATACCAAGAACATGGCCAGAACGGTGCTTGCCGTACTGTGCCTTACATGAACATCAATGGCACTTGCATGGTGTGGGTGACAGTAACCTTGTTTGGCAAGCCAATGACCTGCCAACTTCCGGTGATGGATTATCGCAATAAAGCGATACCTGACCCTGATGCCTTTGCTGTCAACACTGCCATCATGCGTTGCATGACTAAAGCTTTGTCACTGCATGGCTTGGGTCTGTACATCTATGCCGGGGAAGATCTACCAGAAGAGGGTGATGTACCAAAGAAGGGCGCAGCACCTGTTGTAACCCCCCGTGGTGGCATTGGTGAGGATCTCCCACAAGACATTAAAGACTTCCTGCTAGATATGGCAGCAAGTGTTGAAGAATTGATCAACCAGGGGAAGGCTAAAGAAGCCCTTGCGATGATTGATGAACAGGCATTGGAGGCCGATCAGCGAGTCTGGTTGGCAAACCAAATGTCATCCACTGTGCGCTCTGCACTTAAAAAAGCTAAAGGATAAATAATGGCTGAATTTGATAATACGAATCGTGGTTCCTTGTTCAAAAACGACAAGAAAACTGAAGAGAAGCACCCCGACATGAGTGGTTCTATCAATATTGATGGCACTGAATACTGGATCTCTGGCTGGAAAAAGCAGAGCAAAGCAGGTACAGGCTTCATCAGTCTGTCGGTGCGCCTTAAAGAGCAGACACGGCAATCCAGCCAACCAACAAGTAAGGTCAAAGCTCAAGACTTTGACGACCTGGACTTCTGATTTTTGGCCGAAAGCGGATGCTGAGAGAGTTGCAAAAACATCCCCTTGGACGCAGCGAGTAGGCCAACTTATTTAAAGGAAATAAAATGAGCTTTTCAATGGTAGAGATGGACATTATCCGATGGTCAGAGGCTCGGAAGATCATCCCAAACAGCACCCCCGACACACAATTGCTAAAGGCGATGTCTGAACTTGGTGAGTTGGCAGATGCCACCATCAAAAAAGACCGTGAAAATATTGTTGACAGTGTTGGTGATGTCATGGTCTGCCTTGTTAATTATTGCGCTCTACAAAACATTAACCTTGTAGATTGCATGAAAGTTGCCTACGGGCAAATCCAACACCGAAAAGGCACATTAATGCCCAATGGTGTGTTTGTGAAGGAGTCGTGATGTCTGCACTTGATAAACAAGTCAATGGCAGTCACTACAAGGACAAAGGCATCCAGCCTATTGTTTATATCCACGCAAATGAACTTGGCTTTTGTGAAGGCAATGTAATCAAATATGTCACTCGCCACAAGGAAAAAAATGGTGCTGCTGACATTGAAAAAGCCATTCACTACTTGCAACTTTTGTTAGAGCTTCAATACAAAAAATCGTCAGACATTTAAGTGTCATTTTTAGCTTATAGGATAGCAAATGCGGCGCTTTTGCTGCATTAGGAGCAATCATGTTTAAGTTTGAAATGCAAATTGGATGGTCAGTTGACGATAAAATTACTATCGAAACAAGCAACTTTGATGTGATTGAAAGCCTCAAAGACTTTATCGAATTCCAAGAAGCTGAAGGTTGGGTTCAGTGCTACGAATTCAGCGCCATCGATGAAGAGATCGAAGAGGACCAAGAGGCGCTTGAAGAAACTATGTCTGGTCAGGCTGTTCAGTAATCTTAATCACACGGCCTCGGAACTCAATGGAGTCGGGGCTGTGTGTTGTTACTAACTCAGGCAACAGTAGCTTGCCATCTACAAAAGTCAGTACAGCAAAACCAGAGCGCCAGTTCAACGGACCCTGCTCTGTGTAATCCTCAAACTGTGGGCCATAAGGCTCTGCCAGTGTCCCTGTATCAATACCGTAGCGTACCCCGTTGTAATCGCTGTATGGCGTGACCTTCAGACTATGTAAATGACCAGTGATAATGTTCTTGCCGGACCACATGGTGTTGTTATGAGTGGCATGGATGCCCCCCTTAAAACGATGTTTGACAATGGTTGAGTCATTCAACCAAACTGCCCAGCATGGCTCCCAATCTGGGAAATGGTCTTTTAAGCTGAACCCTTTGACATGCTCATATTGAGGAGCATTGGCCGCCAGAAATGTCTCAAACCGAGCATCGTGATTTCCCAAAGGCCACATCAATTTGACATTGTGACGAGCCTTTTTTGCTGCTTCTTCAATCAACCCCATCGCCAGCGTACAGGCTTTGAGTTCTTCCATCACTGAAGGTGCTTTGGCCCATCCGATCCTGGGGTGGCGGGAAATGCCAGCACCGTCAAAGATGTCGCCGTTTGCTATTACTGCTGTTGGTTTGAGATCATTAATTGCCCACAACAAGCCATGAAAAGCCGTGCTGTGGATACCAGGCCAGAAGTGTGCGTCTGAAAAAATGATAACAGTACCGTTTAGGATACCGAGGTTTGTGGCTTTAGGGTGAGTAATGGTCGCAAGTCTGCGCTCAGTTTTTGGATTGTCTGACAAGCAATGCAGTGGAGTTTTGGTTTTGCTTTCAATCCGTTTGCGCCGTTTATACAGAGCAGATATATCAAGGTTCAGCAATCTGCTTGCTTCTGTCATTGATTTACTGTTTTCTATTGCGCTAATGATTTGACCGTCCGAGTGCATTGGATGTGACATTACAATTTCCTTCGCCAATACAGAGTGTCTTTGCACCCCCACGGCTTTGTTGGTTCAAACATTTTGAATCCGCAAGCAATCAAGCTGTTTGCGGAGGCGGGATTAAATCTTGTATCTGTTACTAACCATTTCCATCCAAGAGCTTTCGCTTGTCGGATTCGGATGCGAATAAATTGCTTCTGTAGCCCTTGTCCACGAAAATCTGGGATAACACCAGCACGACACAAATAACCGCAGTCAATCCAGCTATTAGTCCTCGTAAGGCCAGCAAAACCAATATCGAAACCATCTTTAGAAGCAATCCACCAACAGCCGAAATTTGTGTCAATAGGTGCGTCATAAGGGAGGCAAATTTTTTGAAGTGCAGACAATTTTTCTTGCACAGATTGCTTGCGAATGTCAACACGCTTTATCATGGTCGTATTGAAATCTGTGAATATGAACTGGTTATGACAAAAACAACTCTATTTCTGCTTTTCGTCTTTTGACCAATCCCGGCAACACTCGGCCACCACCCTTGGTCCACATCATAAAAGCCTCAGCAGCACCCTCCCAATCGCCTCTATTGGCCCTCATGCGAATGGTGGAGCGTTGGAGGTTGCCTAGACCAGCATTGAAGGCAAAGCTGACCAAAGCGTCAAAGCTGCCTTGACGGCCAACACAGCCGGGAACAAGTCGTAAAACACCACGTTCAAAAGACGCAACGTCATCAGAGAATAGTTGGTTGATCTCTTCTTTGCTCCAAACACGGTTGTCCTCCGGTTTCAGTGAATACTTCTTGCGAACCACAATGTTGGGTTTGTCAGTGACAACAGGCAGTCGAATCTGGTCCTGATACAGCACATGGCCATAACCAACTGTCCAGATGTCTGCTGGGCAAAGGTAGGGCTTGTTCCTGCATCCCTCATATCGGTGCATCAAATCAGCGCCAGCCTTAGACAGATTCACTTCTTGCTCCAATTGCGTGAACCAAACCAAAAGCCAATGATGCCACCAAGCATGGCCATCTCATCAGGGCTAAAAATGATGTCGGTGTAACGCAAAACATCATCCATGCTGGTAATCAGGCCAGGGTTTTTCCACAAGTAATAGCACAAGAATGCGTTGATAGCCACCAACTCAAAAACAAAGATGTATGTCACTGTAGGACGAACAGTTCCAATGTAATTGACAACCCAACGGCTTGCCTTTGACATCAACATCTTGTCGTGATTTTGAGCGCCTTTTATCATTTCAGACTCTGCTTCAGCCATCTGAGCTTGAGTGTGCATTGCCACATGCTCTGTGCGGATCTCCTCAACACGGGCTTGAGCAGCAAACCCAGCCGCAGCAAGGGCTAAGTCACGCTCAGTCTGAACCTGCGCCAGCCTTAACTCATGCGCCTGATCTGCCTTGTTTTGGAAAAACTCCAGCAGTTTGGGAAGGCCAGAAATCAATAAGCCACCAAGAGTAGAAATAAGAGAAAGCATTGCTAGTTCCTTTTGCTAAATAATTCATAAACCAAAGCGGAAAAGTAGATGCAAAAAGCCAATGTCACAGCCAAAATGGCCCACCAAAACGCTGCAATAATCTTTGCTTGTCTTCGTAGATTGTTTCTAATTTCCTGCTCTTGTGCTTCTTTTCTTTGCTTGGCTGCTTGAGCTTGGAAAAGTCTCCAATCGTCAATTAGACCTGCCCTTCCGTGATAGGTCATGACACGCTCAAGTTCATCTTTTTGATTTTTGATTTGCTCTAATGCAAAAAACTCTTCTGCGTCTGTGTTGACGGAGCTACCTGATTTTTCAAGCAGCCGTTTACGCAGGGTGGCTTCACTCTCAAAAAGCTGTGAGAGTGCCTTACCGGCATTCATGAGGTCACCGGAGTTTTGAACAGCTTCTTTAATTACTGCAAACGCCGCATTTGCCGCAGCAAGCTCTGCAATCATCGCAGCACCTCAACCATTACTTTTACTGTCCAGATAACGATGCCGACAATAAAAATTGCCGAAACAATAGCTTCGGCAAAGTCTTTCATGGTTTATCGGCCTTACCGTCCAACTTATCAAAGATCTGCTTTAAGATTAATTTGATCTCACTGATGTCAGAACGATAGTCGTCCTTGGCAACATAAGAATGTGGAAGCTCATTAATCTTGTCTTCCAACTTCTGAATTGTCCGTGTGAGATTGTTCAGCACATAAACAGCCAAGAACCCAGCAATGGATACTATGACATTGAAAAGTTGTTGGTTGTCCATGTTTTATCTCTGATAAGCAGATGGGGGAGCGATGCCTCGACCACCGCCAACTTGAGCGGCATATCTTTCGTCTTCAATCATTTTTTGAATGACCTTCTTATCATTCTTGTTTGCTTCATTCAACAACAATGTTGCTGGATTAACGCTCATCAAAACATCTTTAAGAGGACCAAAATCACCTTTGGTCGCTGCTTTAGAAACGTCATAAGGCCATGTCACGACAGATTTTAACGAATTCCAAGCATCTTTGAGTTCACGATTAACTGCTTCTTTATTTCCTTTGTAGCCTTCAACGCCAGCAACAGCAAGAGCAGGAATAACAGCAGCAAGAGCAGAAGCCCCCATAGCGGCAGGAGATGCCGCACCTTTAATCTGTGAAGGAATCATTGAAGGCTTGCGATACGAGGCATTTTTGGCAGGTTGGTTAAACGCATCTGGGTCACCATATCCTCCGCCATAAACGCCCTCATAAACAGGTTTATAACGCTCCATAAACTCGCCGTAAGCAACGTTTTTATCGCCAACAATGTTTTGCCACACTTCAGGAG